CGGTGGCTATTGAAGTAGCAAAACTAATCATTTCCATAGAAGCTTCAGTTAAATCTTTAGCTTTTAATCCTTTACTTTCACATAACTCGTTGTATTTACCGATAGCACCTTGTCTTATTGATTCATTTAGTTCAAGTTTCTCTTTTTCAAGAGATTCATTCGCTAATTTCAACTTGTCAAGTTCTTCTTGAAGCGGGTTGATTGTCTCAATTACTTCTTCAGTAACAGTTTTTTGTGTAGTAGATTCTGTCATTTTCAAATCCTCCCTTGTAATAACATTATCAATCTTACTTGATGATTGTGATTCCATTTCATATGCATTTATAATTTCTTTTAATTGTTCTTCTGTATATCTTTCTCCGTGCATACTTAATGAGGTTCCTTTATTTCCCGGAACCGGTGTAGTAGATAACTCTAATGCTTCCATATTAATAGGAATTAGAATATCATCTTCTTTATTTTCTTTAACCATTTTACCAGCGATAGCTCCAATACTTACTTCACTTATTCTACCGTCTTTTATTTTTTCTAATAATCCAGTACCATCTTCTTTTACCCAACCAGTGTATGTAACAGATTTATCAACTTTATTAAATCTAGATTCAGCAATTTTACCGATTACATTATCAGTTATACCTTCATGGTCTTTTAAAATCGGTCTACCAACTAATGTAGGTGCAAATTTTTCTAATTCTTCAGAAATATATTTTCTTTTGTTTCTAGAAATTCCCTCTTTCACAGCAATACCACTAATTTTTATTTTTTTATTCATTCTTCTATTGTACTAATTACGCCTTCGATATAAAATTTACAATCTTCAGAAACTACATATCTTCCTTGCTCATCTAAATTATCTTCTACAATATTAGAGGATTCTTTTTTTAATTTAGCAGTAGCAATTTCAGAAGATCTTTTATCTAAAATCTCTTCAGACAAATTAGAATTATCTTTTTTTAATTGCTGCTTAATTGCACTCACAAGTTTATCGAATTCTTTTGGCATTTTAATATATATTTAATTAAATTTATTTATTTATAAATGTTTAAATATTGTCTATACAGATCTGAGTAATTATATATTACTTTCCTTTTCCGTTATTACAACCTCCACGACCTTTATTAGCTCTTACACCTTTGCCGCTTCCGTCTTGTTTCTTTACACCTTTTACTTCTTCTTTATTCATTATTTATATCCTCCCATTTTTACTTAAATCGATATATACTAATTTATCTCGTTGTCTATATGTAGAAGATTCTCTACCTCTATCAATCCTGTCTGGATCTGACTCTAATATTTGTCCTCGTAATGTAGCTGGATTAACGTCTTCAATTCCTTGTAATAATACTTGAGTTTTTGTCGCTGAACCAGTATAATCTTCCCAGTCACCAATAACTGGAACATCTTCTTGTCTAATTGCAGCATCTACTTGTGGATAATTTGACATATCAATTACTATATCACCAATGTGATCATTTACGAATATAATCTCATCTGTATTTGGGATTCTAATTGCTGTCATCTTTAATAAACTCCTTCCAAACTCTTTCTTGCTCTTCATAATGTTTTTTCATTAAACATTCTCCACAAATTAATCTACCAGAAAACATAATCATAGCTTTATTCTCACAACCTGGAACAGCACATATTGGTTGTTTCATTTTATTCATTCACCAACGACCATCTACATCTACAATTAGCATGAACTGGAATTATTCCAGAAGCTTCATTAAGTTGTTGTACACTTCCATCTAAAGCTTCACATTGAGCGCAAGGTCTAGCTGATACTAATTCAAATTGTACTAATTCTTTTCCAGCATTTTTATAACTTTCTAACTGTCCTTCAGCTCTTAATCTAACAGTTTCACTTCTAGCTATTGACATTGGTCTATGTTCTTTTTTAATTGATAATACTTTTTCACCTTTATCGCCTAGCTTATATCTATCCTTTAATCCAATTTTGTCTAATTTTTTTGAAAGTTTTCTAATACCTTCTTTATTTTCAAATCCATCTTTCATAATAGTTCTCACTTTTTCTACTTGTTTCTTTGTTAACTTACCTAAAGCTCGTTCTTTAGCACTATTGGCTTTCAATAACTCAAATGCGTCTCGTTCTACAGCAACTAATATATCATTTTTATATTGAACATATTCTCCAACCCAATCTTCTAATGGTATATCTTCGTCGAACTGATGTATCTCTTCTAATATAGCCTCATATAAATCTCCATCTTCATATTTATCTGCTAATTCTATTTCTATTTCTTGTGGACCTAATCCTTGTAAATGATATTCTAGTATCTCGTCATGCATGCATTGATCACATGTTTCTTTAGTTGGAAGAGCTCCTTTAGTTTGCGTAATCTGTAATTGTCTATTAAATTCTTTTTTTCCTTCTCTGTTTTCTCTTCTCATTTCTTTTTCATTCTCAGCCTCAATTTCGCCATAGTCAAATCCTTCTAAGTCTGCTAATTTTTGTTCATATTTCTTTTTCATTCCTGGACTTAGTCCAATACTATTTGAAAGTAATCCCATATAAGAAGTTCTTAAAGCATTCTTTTCTTTTTCTGTTTGTCTATTCCAGTCAACTGAATATTCTACTTCAGTTCCAAATTTATTGGCCTCTAATAACTTATCGAATAGTTTAGTCTTTAAAATATAAGCAGCTTGAACTTGATACGATCTAATATTTCGTTGAAATCCTTCTTCTTGAATTTCTGAAGACCCAACAAATCCTTTATCTTTACCAAGAATAGCTTCTGGCACTTGGAAAGAATATGCAAGCATCTTTAAATCATTATCTATAATAGGTTCGAACTTATCTCCAATATTTCCGAAGTCAATTACCTTCATTTCAACATTTGGACCAGTTGCCCATTCAGTCATATTATTCATAAATTGTAATTTCTTTCCTACTGCATTAATATCGGCTTCTTCTGGATAATCTTCTGTCTCTATATTTCCAATTTTAACATGTATTGGAGAATTAGCTTTTCTTTCCATTAATTTATGCATAGAAGATTGAGATCCTAAGAAATAGTTTATAGTACTAATTGCAGAATAAACAATTCCAGTTCCATATGCACAATTACCCAATTGATTAATGTTCAATTGAATCATTTCATCTTTATTTAAATCGATTACTTTATCTTCTTCAATTCTAGTTTTATCTTTACCTAGATACTGTCTTATATTAATAATCTTCCCATACTCATCTCTCTTTACAAAAATAGTATTTGCATCTGATACTTTAACAGACTCATCAAACTCGTCGTCAGATAATCCGGCTACTTCTAGCCACCCAGTTCCTTTTCCTAAAGCTGATTTAACCCATGGTCTAACGAATACTTCTAAATGAGTCTTTCTACACCAGTCTTCTAGAAATGTAACAACCTTTTCATCATCACATGTAAATAATAACTCAGAGCCAAATGCATAATCTAATATTTTATCTTCAATAGCCGTTACTAGAGCAAATTTTTGCTCAATACCTTCAATTATAGAATAATCAAACGGATGTGGCTCACCAACTTTTTCTTTAAATGTTTTTTCAGAAACTCCAGTATCTTCAGAACTAAGTTTAGTTTTAAATGTGTCATTTCCCTTTCCCTTCGATATACTATCTAATCTAACTTTTTCGTTTAAATAGATGTGAGGTTTTTTTGCTGCCATTATGTAGAGTAGGGATAGTTGCTGAAAACATTATGTATTAATTTAAATTTATTTATTTATAAATGTTTAAATATTGTCTATACAGAATCATCCAGTTATATTAAACCCCCCGATATTATAAGTCTTGTTCCTTTTCCCTTTTACACTAAAGTAAGTTGCTGCTAAAGCCATTGCATTCACTATATCATCATGGCTTCTAGACTCATGTGAGATCGTAGGAAGTCTTGTAGCATCATGGTCTTTATATTCTTGAGTAATAGATAAAAATTGATAATACATTTTCTTAACTATTGGATTAGTCATAGTAATATGATCTGGTATTACTAATCTTTCGTTATTTCTCATTAGCAAGATCTTTAGATTATTAAACATCTCAGCCTTTATCTTTTGAGTATACCAAACTCCTTCAACCTTGCCCCCTAGCTGTGCTTTAAGAACATCAGTAACTCCTGCTCCAAGCCCTGTTGTATCTACGACTATCTTTTTAAAATTAAAAAACTTATCTAGATACATTACTCGTCCGATTGCCATGTTTAGATCTGGAGTTTTTAAGGTTTCCATGTAAGATACAAAAATGTTGTCATCGAAAGGTAATTTTTCTAATATAACTAAAGCTGTCTCATCTCTTCCAGTTCGAGCTACATCTACTCCTAGTATTAATTGCGATTTCGGATTAATATCTCCATTTGGTTTTAATTTTAATTCTTTCATTTTATATTTCAGGGAATAACGTATAGGTAGCTTTTGCTTTATCTAATATACTACTTGGAAAAAACATCATAGACGCATCAATAAACTCAGCTTCATATTCTGTTCTAAATTGTAAATCAGTTAACTCTCCTTTTTGCTCATCTATAAATTCTTGTGAATATTGTCCTACCTTAACACAATCTTTCCAAATAACATTTATCGAAGTATAATGTGAATCTTCAAAACAACTTCTATAGAAATGATTTCTAAGTAACGGAGTACCAATCTTTATAATTTGTCCTCTACTCTTTTTAGAAGCAAGCATTGGTATCAATACTTGATTAACAATATCATCATCCATTACTCCTGCCTCTTCAATAATTAATATATCACAAGTATAACCTCTAATTGTTCTTCCATCAGCTCCTGACGGGAGACTAATGATTCTACTTTTATTAGAAAACTCAATTTCTTTCTGAGTATCTTTTCTAACAAGAGCTTGAATATCAGGATTATTGTAAATGAAATCTTTTACTTTACTTAGTAACTCATCTGACTGATTCTGAGTTGGAGATACTAGAATGATAGTTGTCTTTCCAGTGATAGCTCTAAACAAAGTATAAGCTGCAACAGTATAAGATTTACCTGACTGTCTACACCACTTACCAGCAATTCTAGTTTTAGTTAAACATTCTTTTAGAAATTTTAGTTGATAATCATGAGGTCTGTATTGCAGAAAGAAGTCCATGAAATCTAAAAATAAAGGAATATCATCCTTTAACATATCTAGCGGAACGTCTACGTTCATGCTACTACCTCAAATACTTTTTCTTTTTGAGCTGCCTTCAACTCTTTTCTAGCTTCCATCCATGTCTTAAGTTTATTGTCAAAGTTTTCAACATTAAGATTAAGATTCTTTTGAGTAGCTGGATACCAAGCTTTCTTTAAATCAATTAGTAACTGAACCATCTTAGTATTCATTCCAAAATCTTCATATAGAACAGCTTCATCACCACATCTCTCTATAAATCTGGAAGTGAGGTCACGAATACGATTTTCAGTAAGAACTATTTCCTTACCGTCTTTCGTAATTATCGTGAACTCCTTTTCTTCCATTATAAAAATAAAAAATTTACTTTTTAACTTCTTTTGGTGCTTTAGTTTCAGTTACTTTAACTTCCTTAGCTTTAACTTCCTTTTTCTTTTCACCAAAATTAGTATCTACCCATTTATCAAATTCTTCAACTCCTTCATTCGGAACAAGTAATGATAACTTGTTTCCTCTTGTCTTTGTCTTAAATGTATATCGATATCCAGTTACAACTTCTTGTTTAATTCCTGCAAGAAGTCTAATTTGCATTTGCTCTTTCTTATGCAAAAAATTAAATCTTTTTAAATCTGAATATTCATCTAAATTTCCAAAATCTAATCTTTTAATAGTTTTTTTATCGATAGCGTTAACCATTTCATGCATTTTATTAGCTACATTTCTTTCAAAATCCATTCTAGCTCCATATGAATCATATGGTCTATATTGCTTTTGATAAAAGCTTACCTTCTTTGCTAACTCTGCTAAAAAACTATCTAAAAGTGATGTTGAATTTAAAGGAGCAATCTCCTTTCTCTCATCTACTGTTAATGGTCTTAATATACTATATTCTCCCATTTTATTTCTTATCCTCCTTTATCTCTTCTACTCCGTTTTCAATTTGATCTTGTAGAATATCAATTTGTTTCTGTGAAACTTTAATAGTCATATCTAATTTTTTAAAGTCTTCAGTCATTTGATTAAATTGAAACTCGTATTCAAGGGGAGCTAATTCTAATGCTAATTTTCTTTTTGGATGTAAAACATCTTTCATATATAAAAGTTCATCTTCCATACGTCCAAGATTTTTAGTAGAGACTCTTAATTCAATGTCAGTCATTTTTCTCTTAGTCATTTTTTAAGTACCTCCCTTTCCCATTCTCTAAAATCTTCATACAAATCCATGTGTTGTTGTAAATATATTTGTAAGAATTTAGATAAACTAAAGGTGGGTGTTTGCATTAAAAATAATGCTTGCTGTGGTTGTATACTACATGATACAATTACGTTTTTATGTTCTACTCTTCTTCTTCCCATGTATTGTCATTTATATCCTCTTTAATTATATATTGCTCATCATATGTCTGATACTCTAATAGAATTTTCGGATGATGCACGCAAAGCCACTGTTCTAGATCAAATAGATCTCTACCCAACATAGCTCAAAATTCCTTGTTTAGTTGGTTTACTATGTTTCATAATTTCTGTTACTCTATCAGTAATTTCAGCTTCTTTAATCTTATCCCTGATTCCAATTTCAATCTCAGCTAATTCTAAAAGGTCTAATTTATCTGCAGTAGATTGATAAATGCTAAATGTTCCTTTTCCTGGTACTTTTAACATTGCAGATATCTTATTCTCTTCAAAGAATTTTTCAATCTCTTTGAGTTTTTTATTATTAATTTTATCCATAAAAAGTATAATTAATAATTGTTTATAAAGGTTTAATTAGAAACTATATAGTTATTAATTATATAATATGGGCCGAAGGGGAATCGAACCCCTGACACCTAGTTGCAAACCAAGTATTTTACCACTAAACTATCGGCCCGAGATTAGTATTTACAACACTTTACTGTTGTTCGGTTAAACCCTTGATGAGAGGGCAACACTAATCTTGGATTGATTACCATTGCGAAGAGTGGATTTGAACCACTGATCTCGTGGGCATGAACCACGCGCCCTAACCACTAGGCCACCTCGCATTATTTCTTCTTTCTTTTTCCGCCTCTAATCGAATTCTTTTGCTTTCTACGTATGTGTCCATTCCATTTCTGGCTATTTTTCTTATCACACATATGGTTAAAGTCAATTACTTCTTTGAGACAGTATCTACATATATAAGCCATTTTATCGCCTTAATCTTAATCCACAATACTGACATCTGTCTTTAGCGACAAATGCTCTGTATGGAATAAAGAATAACAAGCTAATTCCTAAAGTAAAAATAGCAAATAATACTGCCATTCCTCCATTAACCTTAGGTTTTATTCCTTGTGACTTCTTCTTACAATTTTCACAATAACCAATCATTTTTGAGCACCCTTTCTTTTTCTTAACGCTTCTTCATATGTTAAACGAAGCGAGTCTGATAGCCATTTAAATAGTCTATCTGGGTCATTACTAAAAAAGACATGATTTGAATAAGCTTTCCATATACTTTGGAGTTCTTCTAGTTGCTCACAACCTATTTCGTCTTTTTCTTGGTCATACAGATAATCTGCATAACCTGGTTCATCGAAGTCTTCTAAGATTTCAGAGCTCATTTTTGTTTTTCCCAAACAACAAGTCTCTTATCTAATTCTTTTTTAGTATAGTCTACTTGCTCAAAGATATCTATTCCCTCTTTAGCAACAACTCTAAATTCGAAGTTAAAACCTTTTGTATTTTTAGTTATTTTAATAGAGTCCTTTTGCTCTATCGCGTGCGGGAAGCTAGAAGTATCTTCTTTCTTCTCTAATGACTTAAGCACTGAATCTAATAGATTTAATGCGTTATCATTCTTATGGCCTTCAATGTCACTGAAGACATTAAGTAGTCTTTCCTTTATTTTTTCTGTTTCCATTTTATTTTGTTTCCTTTTTAATTCCTTAGTTAAGGTAACCTTAACCTATATTATATTTAAATGTAATAAGTATTTAAATGTATCTATTTTGTGGTGTATTTTATAGTTACAACACATAATAGCAAGGTTTATAAAGGTTTAAATATTTAAATATATATACTATAAGGAGGTATAAAACAAAATGAACGGAGAAGAATACTCAGTACTAAAGGTTACCTACAATAATTTAAAAGATTCAGTTATGAATAAACTTGTAGATAATGACGAAGCACAAGCAATAATAGATAGTTTATAACTATCTATTTTTCTTTTTTA